AAGCTCGCAAGCTCTGTTTGCTAGGCGCAACGGACGCGGATCTCGCCGACTTCTTCGAGGTTTCTGAGCAGACAATCAACTCGTGGAAGATCGCCCACCCTGAATTTCTTGAGTCCATAAAAAGCGGAAAACTCCTAGCTGACGCAACCGTGGCTGATCGCCTTTATAAACGAGCAACCGGCTATGAGCACGAAGCGGTCAAGATCTTCAATGCGGATGGTGAGCCGCTGATCGTCCCCTACACCGAACGCTATGCTCCCGACACTACGGCGGCCATATTTTGGCTGAAGAACCGGCAAAGGGATAAATGGCGTGACAAGCAGGACGTTGAGCACACAGGACAATTCACGTTCACCGTCGGTGAGGAAGACATGGATCTCTAATGGTATTCCGCCTCAACCCTGGGCAGGCTGAGGCCAATAAACTCCTTGCCTCTCCCGCCACTCACATTCTGCTTCGCGGCGGGTCGCGTTCTGGCAAGACATTCGTTCTCATCCGCGCAATGGTGATGCGGGCGATGCGCGTGTCGGGAACTAGGCATGGTGTGTTTAGACACAGGTTCAACGCGCTCAAACACTCAGTCATTTTCGATACGTTCCCAAAGGTCATGAGCCTTTGTTTCCCCGGCGCGCCGTACAGCCTCAACAAGACAGACTGGTTTGTGACGTTTCCCAACGGCTCCGAGATCCTGTTTCATGGCCTCGACAGCTCGGACAGGACTGAGAAGATTCTGGGTCTGGAATTCGCTACGGTCTATCTGAACGAAGCGAGCCAGATCAGCTACGGCGCACGCAACATGCTGCTGACGCGCTTGGCTCAAAAGTCTGACCTGCGCGTGCGTGAGTATATCGACGCTAACCCGCCAACGACCTCGCACTGGCTGTACGGATTGTTCGAGGAGAAGATCGAACCCAAATCAGGCGAGCCTCTGCGTGACACGGGCGACTACGTCACGATGCAAATCAATCCAGGCTCCAACCGGGAAAATCTATCCGAAGCGTACCTGTCGCAGTTGGAGAGCCTTCCCGAAAAAGAGCGCCAGAGGTTTCTCTATGGCAATTATCAGACCGCCATTGAGGGGGCGCTTTGGGTACTGGACCGCATCAAGCGTGCGCCTATGGTTACCGACGGCAATCTTGATGCTGTCCGTGATCAAATGTCTCGGATTGTAGTCGCCGTGGATCCTTCGGGCTGTGAGGGGCAAGAAGACTATCGCTCGGATGAGATTGGAATTTCAGTATGCGGACTTGATCCAGACGGCGTCGGTCATGTCTTGGAAGATCTCAGTGGCCGCTACGGGCCGTCGCAATGGGCCAACGTTGCGATTTCTGCGTACGACCGGTGGCGGGCAGACGTCATTGTAGCCGAACGCAATTTCGGCGGGGCTCTCGTCGAGGCAAATCTGCGATCGGTGCGAGATACTGTGCCGGTTAAGGTCGTCACCGCCTCGCGTGGAAAGGTTGCACGAGCGCAGCCTGTTGCCGGCCTTTATGAGCAAGGGCGGGTAGTCCACCATGGACGCCTTCCCGACCTAGAAGAGCAACTGGTCCAGTTCTCTACGGCTGGATACCAAGGCGCGAAATCACCCGACCGTGCAGACGCTGCAGTATGGGCGATCACCGAACTGATGCTTGGCGGCGAAGCGGATTGGACGGCGATTTACGCCCGACTGGCAAACTAAGGATTGAATCATGGCGCGAAATCGCAGCAGAGGCCGAAATCGGCCTGAGCATGCCCGTGCCAGCACAACAGACGGTTATGTAAATCCTCGCACCCGAACGGGCCTTGGCCAGGATAACGGCCTCTCCGCAGGGAAGTACGCATTTCAGTTCATCACACGCAACCGTGTGCAGCTGGAAGCTGCTTACCGCGGGTCGTGGATCATAGGCAATGCGGTCGATAGCGTTGCTGAAGATATGACCCGCGCGGGGATTGAAGTAACTGGCGGCCTCGAGCCGCACGACGTGAGCCGCCTTTATGGCGGCATGTCGCGTCTTGGCGTATGGCAGGCGCTGGCCGATACGATCAAATGGTCCAGGCTGTACGGCGGCGCCTTGGCGGTCATGATGATCAAGGGGCAGGATCCGTCCACGCCCCTGCGCCCTGAAACAGTTCGAAAGGGTGACTTTCTCGGCCTCTATGCGATTGACCGGTGGATCGTCACCCCGGACTACGCCGACACGATCGACGATTTCGGGCCCGCTCTCGGGCAGCCGAAATACTATCGCGTCATCCCCGACGCCGATGCCTTTAAGGGCCAGGTCGTCCATCATAGCCGCGTTATCCGCCTTGATGGTGCGCGCTTGCCGATGTACCAGCGGCAGTACGAAAACGGCTGGGGGATGTCGATAGCCGAGCGTATTATGGATGTCTTGATGGCATTCGATAGCGCCACGCTTGGAGCCGCGCAGCTCGTCTATAAAGCTCACCTTCGCGTCATGAAGGTCAAGGGCTACAAGACGGTGATGGGCGGTCTCGAGGAGCGCGCCAAGCGCGGTATCATGGCGCAGATCGACAACATTCGAGCGTTCCAGTCGAATGAAGGCATGTCGGTTATCGACAGCGAGGATGAGTTCCAGGCTCTGACTTACACCTTCTCAGGGCTCAACGACGTCCTGATGCAATTTGCTCAGCAGATAGCAGGCGCCATTCAGATTCCGATGACGCGCCTGCTCGGACAGTCACCTGCAGGATTCAGCACGGGCGAGAGCGATCTGCGCCAGTACTATGACGGGGTGGCACAGAAGCAAGAAAACCTCCTGCGTCGCGGCGTCCATTCGCTGCTAGAAGTGATGTGCTACTCGGAGCTTGATAAGCCGCCGCCAAAGGATTTCGACTTCAGGTTTGCCTCACTCTGGGGGCTCTCCGACAAGGAAAAGGCCGAGATCATGACAGCTCGCACGACGGCAGCGGTCGGCGCTTTCGATGCTGGCCTGGTTGACCGCGCGACAGCCTTGTCTGAACTGCGTTCGGGGTCAGAAATTGACGGGATGTGGCACTCGATAACCGAGGAAAGCATTCGAAGCGCGGAAAGTGCTCCGCCGGACCCGGGGGAGATCGAAGAGCCGCCCTCGGCTGTCGTTGCGCCTGCAGACGAGGAGAACCTGCAAAACGAGCCGTCCGAAGCTTCTGTCCGATAGGCCTCATGATGCTTATTCGATCATTGACGTTAGATCGGGCGCGGCGACGTGAGCCCTTCGAACCAACCAAAAGCCTGACGCTCTACTATGAGCGGTCCCTGCGCAAGATCGCCCGCCATATCGGAGAGCTGACGGAGATAGCGGCGCCCGGAGACGGTGCGTCATCTCAATCACTCGTTGACGCTCTTGGGCGATACGAGCGCCTGCTCGCCCCGTGGGCGGAAACGACAGCGCGGCGCATGGTGGAAGCCGCCAACGCGACAAACAGCCGAGAATGGCGGGCGCATGCGTCAATGCTTGGTCGAGAATTGCGTCGTGAAATTGAGACGGCCCCTACAGGGGCAATGATGCAGGCACTTCAACGCGAGCAGGTCGATCTAATCACGTCCCTGCCCCGCGAAGCCGCCGAACGCATCCAGAAGCTGGCGCGCGAAGGTCTAATCAGCGGGTCTCGATCGCGATCAATGGTCGAAGAGATTATGAGGTCGGGCGAAGTCGCTGAGAGCCGAGCGATCTGTATTGCGAGGACCGAAACGGCCCGCGCCTCCTCAGTGTTGACGCAGGTACGAGCGCAGGCTGCGGGTTGCACGCATTTCCGCTGGCGTAGTCATCGAGACACCAGAACGCGCGCGAGCCACAAAGCGATGAACGGCACGATATGTGAGTATGCAAATCCGCCGGTGGTTGACGGTCAGCCCCTCATGCCGGGCGGCATCTATAACTGTCGATGCTACCAGGTGCCGATCTTGGGCGACGAACGGTAATAACTGGCGGCAATTAGAGCCCGAAGATACTCAGATCCGGCGTCCGTCTATCGTCGGCTCCCTCTGGCCAGTCATCCTCGGTGATTTTGCCCTTGATGAGCGAGAGCATTGCGGCGGCGTTGGTGTCTCTTGGCGCCGCCTCGATCAGATAGCGCCACCACTGCACGATTAGCCATGCGCCGGCATATTCTGGTGACTCCCTCACCATAAGAGCCGGTTCCAGCGCGCCGCAATCGGCGTTCTCATGCGCGACCATGCGCAGTTCTTCAATCACCCAACCGATATCAATTGGTTCAGGATTTGTGCTTGTGCTCAAACAAATCTCCACATGTGACTTCGCTCCCAAGCGGGGCGCGGATGTCTATACGGTGCAGAGAATAGGCGAAACGCGCGAGCGATTGCCAGATGGTTCTCTGCTATGCCGGGATGTCCCAATCGCCCGCCTTGGTCAGATGACCTACGACCAATCAGAGTTGCCCGTCGACCCTGCGAAGGACGGCACGATTACGGTTCACCGTGATGCCGAGACCCTCTTCCACCCCGATACAATCACCTCGTTCGAGGGCGTGCCAATCACGCTCAACCATCCGCCTGGCGTGATGCTCAACCCGTCGAATTACCAATCATTCTCCCGCGGGACACTCACGCATCTCAGGCGCGGTGAGGGCGAGAAAAAGGACATGCTTGTAGGGGATGCGATCATCCGTGACGAGCGCGCAATTGAAGCAATCGAGAAGCGCGGATGGCGCGAGGTTTCTCCCGGCTACGACGCTGATTACGAGCCCATTGAGGACGCGCCAGGCCACTACAGGCAACGCAACATCATCGGAAACCACCTCGCACTTGTGATGCGCGGGCGTGGTGGCGCGCAGTGCGCCGTCGGTGATCAACTTTCACCACTGTTGGAGGGCCGGATGGCTTTCAAGAAAAAGTCTTGGGGCCACAAGCTCCTGACCGCATTGTCGACTAACGACGCCGACGGCGTTGAGGAGGCGATCCGCGAAGGATCGCAGGAAGAGCCCGAGGGCGGGAGCACCACGACCGATCGGCGCACCCGCGATAATGGTGAGCGTATCGAGCCAACTGTCGCCAAGCCTGCGACCGACGCTGATCCGCTGGCCGAAATCAAGGAGCAGATTGCAGCCCTCGCAGCCAAAATCGAGGCGATGGTCAAGCCTGTGACCGATGCTGAGCCGACCGAGCAGAGCGCAGCGGACCGTATGGCCGCGAAAATGCGCGCCGAAGGCATGTCCGAGGACAAGATCCGCGAGTGCCTTGCCATGTGCGGGCCGACGCCGAGCGACATCGCGCGCGCTGATGAATCCGCTGGAGCACGCAGTACTGCTGACGAGGAAGCCGCCGCAGTCTCGGAGATTGAGGACGAAGCCGAACGTCTGGACGATACCAATCGTGCTCCGACTGGCGACGCTGCGTTCACGACCGTCTTCCGCGACGCCATTGCGACGGCTGAGGTTTTGAACCCCGGTCAGAAAACACCGACGATGGATGCCAAGGGCACGGCAGTCACCAAACGCGATGCGATCCACGCGATCCGTTGTCGGGCGCTGGATGCCGCAATGGCCGACGCCGACAAGGCCCCGGTTATTAAGCACTTCGTCGGCAAACGCGGGACAAAAGCGATGACGCGCGATGCGGTGTTCAACGCCTTCCGTGCAGCAGGCGATGCGATCCGGCGCGCTAACCACGCCCCGCGCTCACAGTTCTCGCCACCGCGCATCGACAATCACGCCGGCGCGGGAGTCACCGCCGCTTCCATCAACCAGCGCAACCGCGAATTCTTCGCGAAGCGCCAGGCATAAGGTCCGATCATGACCGCTTACAAATTTCGCATTGATACAGGTTATGCCGGCACACTGTCGCGCGAACCCGCGCCGGGCGATATCACGCCGGAGTCTCTCGACCCAGCTGCAAACTGGTCGGCATATGGCTTCGGGCTGCCAGTCAAATATAATGGGTCCGGCCAGATCACTCCCCTGACCGGCGGCGAAGCTGCATCGCAGATCGCAGGGCTCCTCGTTCGGTCGTACCCCGGAAGGGCCGTCACCAATACCGGGCGCACTGCCTACCCTCAGATCAACGGGGGCGCTCAGGACACTGCCCGCCGCGGGTTCATGAGTGTTGTGCTCAACGGGGCCGGCACTCCAGTGAAGGGCTCGCCAGTCTATGTGCGAGTAGCCAATCCGGGAACCGGGGAGTTCATCGGGGGCTTTGAAGCGACCATTGATGCGACCGCAGGAAACCAGATCGAGTTGCCGAATGCGCGCTTCGAAGGGCCAGCTGGCTCGGACGGCATCACCGAGATCTCGTTCAATCTCCAGTAAATCGCCCCTCACCGCGGCGCCTGAGCGCGCTCATCTTGATATGGAATATCCCTACATGCTGACTTCTTCCGTCAAGGGCGGCGCATCCACGGCGCTTTCCTCCCCGTCCATCATTCGCGCTCGAACGCTGGACAGTGCCTTCACTTTCGACGCCGCGACCATGGACAGCGTCGGAAACTTCTTTATCGGCGAGCTGGAACGCCTTGATCCCACGCTTCACGAGCCTTTGGCCATGGTCACGTGGGGGCGAGACATCGACCTCCGCGAGGACGTGAGCGTCTCCGATGATCTGTCGTCGTTCACGCGCTCCTCGTTCGGAAGCGTTGGCGGCATTAACCCTGCTGGGAAAAACTGGATCGGGGCCGAAAGCACGGCGATCCCCGCCGCACAGGTTGATATCGACAAGATCGCGCAGCCGCTGCGTGAATGGGGCTCAACGCTTCAGTACACCTACCGAGAGCTCGAGAAGGCGATGCGCTTGGGCCGCCCCATCGATGCTCAAAAGCTGGCTGCGATCAATCTGAAGCACCAGATGGACATCGATGAGATGGTTTACATCGGTGAGCCGTCTTTCCAGGGTGCCTACGGGATGCTGAACAACCCGGCAGCGGTGTCGTCGCAGGTTGCGGCCACCGGCGCAAACAACGGCACCTCTTTTGCGAGCAAGATCAGCACGCCAGCAGAGATCCAGGCCGATGTGCTGGCGCTTCAGTCCGACGTCTGGGCGACGTCCGGATGGAAGTACGTCCCATCCCATATTCTGATGCCCCCGGCTCAGTTCTCACTTCTCAACCAGACGGTCTCGAGCGCAGGCACGCAGTCGATCCTTGAATATCTGCGGGTCAACAATCCTTACACCCAGAGCACTGGAGAGCGCCTATCCATCCTGCCGTGCAAGTGGTGCATCGGTCGGGGTACGGGCGGCGCAGACATGATGTTCGCCTATACGAAGGATCTGAACCTCATCCGCTATCCTTTGGTGCCGCTGCAAAAGACGCCAATCACCTATCAGGACATGTGGCTGCGCACCACGTACTGGTCTCTTCTGGGCCAGGTCGAGTTCGTCTACGCCGAGACGACCGGCAGCCGATACGGCATCTGAGGGGTGCCTCTCGTTATCGTCCAGCACCCGTTCTTCCTCAAAAGGGAGGACGGGCGCGAGCATCATGTCCATCCACCTATGTGGTTGGATTTGAGCGAGAGCGAGGCGGAGCATCCGAGCGTGCGGGAAAGGTGCGTCTTCGCCGGGCCGCGTTCTTGCACTTCGGAAAGCCAGTCGAATGGCTGTGTGGCCAGTCTTGCAGCCCCAAGCGCTGTCGAAGGAAAAGTCGATGCAGACACAGCCGAACCTAGGCCTGACCAGCAGCCAAGACGTCGTGGCGGGCGTCACAAACAGCGGCATGACCGCCTCGAATTTTCTCACCCTCTTTCCTGAATTCAGCGATGCTACACGCTTTCCGACGCCGACCATCTCCTTATGGCTGCAGATGGGACAGTCTTTCGTTGACGAGACGCGATGGGGAGCAAGCACCAATCTCGGAATTGGCCTGTTCGTGGCTCATCAGCTGACTGTGGGCGCTCAGACTGCTGCTGCGGTTCAAGGCGGCGCGACACCGGGTGTGGGCGTCATCTCGTCCAAGAGTGTCGGGCCCCTGTCGAAGTCCTACGATACGTCGATCGGCGGTTATGACAACGCCGGGTTCTGGAATACGACGTCCTATGGACGCCAATACTGGGCCTTCGTCAGCCTATTCGGGGCGGGAGGGACGCAGCTGTGAAAACAGGCGTGACAATCAAAGCCAATCGCCTGCCCGAGATGCGGAAGGCTGTGACCGCGCTGACATCGAAACGCGTTCTCGTCGGTATCCCGGAAGAGAATGCTGAGAGAAATGAGGGCGGAGACGCAAGCAACGCGCTGATCGGATACGTGCTCGAAACCGGCGATCCCAGCCGCAATCTCCCCGCACGGCCATTCCTGGCGCCCGGCGTGGCAGAGGTGGAACAGCAGACGATCAATCGGCTGCGCAAAGCAGGAGAAGCCGCGCTTCGTGGGGATGCTGATGCCGTTGAGACGGCGCTGGCCGCTATCGGATTGAGCGCTGAAGCGGCGGTGAAAGACAAGATGGATGTGGGTCCCTTTGTTCCCCTTTCAGACGCCACACTCAAAGCCCGCATCAGAGCAAAGAAGGCGGGAGACGCCGGCGCCGCCCAAGAGCTCCAAAACAGGCGTGCGGGGATGGCCCCCTCAACGGAGCTAGCGCAGCCGCTTATCGATACAGGCGACCTGCAAGCCCACGTCACTTACGTAATCCGTGACATTAGGACGCGCCGATAATGCCCATGTTGGACGTCGCAGACCTGCTCGATGATCCGGACTTCTGTCAGACGATTATCGTGACGCGCATGCAGGATGGTACGGACGGTCGCGGAGAGGCGACAGTCGAGAAAACGACTTTTGAGTTTCACGGCGTCGCTGTGCCGATCACGTCCCAGGAGCTTCTGCGCCTACCTGATGCAGAGCGGCTCTCCGGTGGTATTTCACTTTATTCGCGCTTCAATCTTCTCGCTGGAGATGGGGCGCTCTCGGCAGACGAGATCATCGTCAACAACAAGACCTACACAGTCGTCTCAGTCGATGACTGGGGTGCTTTTGGTGCTGGGTTCTCTGTTGCTCGATGCGCCCTTTTGGCGCTCCAGAACGAGGACTGACATATGACCAGCGCGACTGGATCCGTTCTTCCTTCAGCAGCCGAGAATATCGACCAAGATGCGACGCTCGATCTCCTGCTTGGCGATTTTGTCTCGACGATCACCGGGTTGCCACGAGACTACGTACGCAGGCGTTGGCAGCCACGCCCTCCCAAACAGCCTCCCCCAGATACCGACTGGTGCGCGCTTGGGGTGGTGAGCCAGTCTCATGACACAAATGCCTATCAGACGATCAACCAGGACGGCAGCATTGATGTCAGCAGGCATGAGACATTCGAACTGCTCGCCTCATTCTATGGGCCGAACGGCGGGGGCTTCGCGGCCCGCCTGCGTGACGGCCTGACGCTTGGCGTCAACCGCGGCATCCTGCAGGCCAACGGCATGGCCATGCTGGACATCGGCCGCATTGATCGGCTGCCCTCACTTGTCAATCAGCAGTGGTTGCCTCGAACAGACATACGACTGCGGATCAGGCGCCATGCCGTCCGCACATATCCGTCGCAGAGCGTTCTTTCATCCGAAGGGACATTTGAGACGGAGACGACTAACGACACATTCAACACGGAGAATGCTGCGTCATGAGCGCCGGATTGCCAGTATCAGACATCGTCAGC